TCAACTGGAACCAACCGTGGTCAGTCACAGTCTCCAACCTCGATGAGACCTCAGGCGGGACGGACAAAGAAACGGATGACCAATACCGCTACCGTATCTGGCTGGCTATCGAGTCATTCTCCACGTGCGGTCCTAAGTCGGCTTACGAGTTCTGGGCTCTGAGTGCGAGCCCTGACATTATCCAGTGCGTCGTGCATAGCGCACCTGAGATAGCCGGGGAGGTCTGGCTATATCCCTTGCTCCGCAACGGCGAGATACCTGGCTCTGAGATTTTAGACCTAGTGGCGGCAGCGTGCAGTCCCAACACGCGCAGGCCCGTGACAGACTTTGTCTCAGTATTCGCGCCTACGCCTTTTGAATACACCCTCGACATAGACTACTACATCAGGGACACCGACGAGGTGTTAGCGGGAACCATTCAAGATGCAGTGGAGCAAGCGGTGGCTGACTGGATACTCTGGCAAAGGTCCGCCATAGGTCGTGACCTCAACGGCGACGAACTAATCAAGCGCTGCCTAGAGGCCGGGGCTAAGCGAGTGGTCATCAACTCCCCTGACCCAGCGTTTCAGGTGATGGATTACAACCAGCTTGCGGTGCATGACGAGGACACTGAGCCGGTCATCAGCTACGCCGGTATCGAGGAATCCTAACTTATGTTGTTTCCAACAAAAGTGGCATGAGCACGAGTCTTAGAACATCGAAGCTGATTGAGACGTGTCCTCCGTCTATTAGCTATGACGCACAGGTGCAGTGCGCCGCGGCGGCTTTTGATTTTCAGTTCTACTCAGTCATAGATGACACGGGAGCGGTGGCGTTCATCCCGAACATCATGGGGCTGACTGACTCGAAGCTTGTCGATATTCTGGCGTGGCAGTTCCACGTTGATTATTACGATGAGACGCTGGACCTAGAGCTACGGAAGAAGCTGGTTCAGCTTTCTATCCAGTGGCATAAGACCAAGGGGACGGTCGCGCTCATAGAAGAAGTCCTCAACACCTTCTGGCCGGGAGGCGCTTGGCTCGAAGAGTGGTATCAATACAAAGACCCATTCCCGCCTAACTATCCGACAACCGGATGGCATGACCGATACAAGTTCCGAGTCATCATCAACGAGGATGTGATTGATGAGGAAGCGGAAATACTGGCGCTCAAACTGATAGACCTGTATAAGCCTATCTCACGCTGGCGGGAAGCTGTCATCAGGCCCAAGCCCACCTCTGGGACGCTTTACGCCGCTGGCGCAGTGCAGCACTTTATAACACGCAAGTTCAACCAAGCACGACTACGATAACCAATGCCTACTAACTTTCAGCAAACACAGTTCACCAATGCAGGCCTAGATATGCTGGGCGCTGCGGAGGCAGGCGGCTCACTTATCTTCACCAAGATGAAAGCCGGGAGCGGCGCTGCCGCTGTCCCAGCAGACCTGTATCCACTGGAGGACCTCATAGCCCCTGAGACTGACATAGTCATCACGCGCAAGCTTGACCAAGGCGGAGGCAAGGTGCTCGTGTCTGGCGTTCTGACTGAGGCCCTAATGCCGGCGGGTCCGGCTTGGCAGCTACGCGAGCTAGGCATCATGGCCAAGATTGGCTCAGGTGGAACTGAGAGGCTTTACAACGTGGCCAACGTCCTCGGAGACACGCCTGACACGGTGACGCCGGGAGGGCCTAACACCCACGCCTTTGAGATAACGCTAAAGCTGGACAGGTCACTGGACGTGACAGTCGAGGTAGGAGACGCGACTGACATAACAGCGGTCAACATTCCTAGCGATGAATTGGTAGGACCGGGAGTCTATGGCGGCAGGGTAGGAAATGAACTCCAGTTTAAGCGGCTAGTGGAGGGCCACGGAATTGAACTGGATGACTCATCAGACCGCATCACGATCGGACAGAAGCTTGTCACCACGAATCTTCAACTCTATGTGCCGACAACGCACCCAGACGCACCCTCGGCGGACGTAGCATTCGCCAGCATCCAAGACGCATTGGACTATCTGAAAAATTTCAGCATCCCGACTAACAAGACAGCGACTATCAACGTCTATTCGGGAACCTTCAATATCTCCCCCATAACCTTTGACCATCCAGACTCGTTGCAGATTTACCTCCTCGGAGTTCCTAGGGTAGAGAAAACAGTCACGGCGATTGATAACGTGGACGCCACGCACAAGCGAGTGACGGTGACAGATGCGACCGGCCTGACAGTAGGACTAAGGATGTATCTCGCCAACTCAGCGGCGGGATGGTCAGGCGCGTGCAAGATCACTGGCATCTCTGGATTGCAGATAACCGTCTCAGTGGAGAAGAGGGACGCGCAAGCCAGCTACACAACAGCGGACCATCTCACAGGCCGCAAGCTGAGCTACTATCCCACCATCATCACGATGACTGACTTGACGGGGACGCTCTCCATGATGGACTTCACGCGCTACGGGATAGGCGGGATTACTAACTTCACCTTCGATGCAGGCGGAGGCCTAGGAGCGCTAATCTGCCGCCAGTCCGCAGTCATCGAGAACGTAGCAGTCTGGAACGCTCGCTTTGGCATCCAAGGCGGAGACACTCTCATCCTGAAAGGAGAGATCGCAGTGACTCAGTGCAACAACGGTATAGCGAGCGGACAATTCGTGCGAGCATGGGAAGTGTCTCCACTCGCAGTCGCTATCTATGTGAGCGCCTGTGACATTGGCATAAGCGGAGGTGGAGACATTCAGATCGGAGCGCCTAACTCCGCATTCACTACTACGAAGGTGTATCTGGCGCATAACGTCGCTGCCATTAAGACAGTAGGCGGCACCGACTTTTATTCAGGCGGCTTCATATTGGCATCTAGCAATGACGTGGTGGGCTATGCCACCTTCAACTCGACTATCCTCATCAATCCCGGTGGCTGCACTTCGACGATTGATAACAACGGAACCGTGCTCAAAGCAGAGGACAGGTCTTACATTCGTTACAACCTCAACGGCGGCACGACTCCGAGTTGTAACCCAGCCGCGAACACCCTAGGCAATCAAAACAGCCTGATTACGGTCGCCTAAGGGCCTTCTATAATGACGAGCGGATAAAGCCTTGCCACCTAGCGCTAGCTTTGATGACCCCCTCCGCTGTAGGAGAGCGGCTTTGGACCCCGGCCAATCCTAGGGCATCCTCAGAGGAGTGCGTTAGTGGCCGTTTGTGACGGCAGCGGCAATCTCTTTGACCGTCACATTGGTCTCAGAGACTTTCTTATGCGTGTCCTCAATCTTCACGCTAGTCTCAGCGGTCTGCTTCTCGATGTTGGCGAGCCTAGCCTCGGCGTCCCTCTCCGCCTTAGTCAGCACGGCGGCAACTAGCTGCTTCCGAATCGCCATATGCGCGACCATTGCTAGCAAGCCGAAGTCACCGATAGAGAACAGAATCAGGGAGGAATAAATGCGCCAGCTTCCCGGTAAGCCGATACGCTCGTGCAGATCACAAAGGATGTGAATGACCATGCCAGCGTAACTGACTAGGAGCAAGGTGGTGCGCCAGAAGAAAGCTTTCTCCTCCAGAGTCTTTAGCGTCGCCATCTTGCGGAAGTAAAAGAAGAGGATGCCTAGGGAGAGGATGATGACGAAAGCGCCCTGACCCAGCGCGACAAAGCGAGCGGAATCGGCATACTGAGGAGACAGGACGGAGAGTGGGTTCATTTGTTAAAGAATAGCTTAACTACTAGTTCCATGCCTACTCCACCCATGAAGGCACCAAAGGAAGCGTATATGGCAATCTTGGTTGCGATTTTAGCCACGGCTAATTCCAAGGCCTGCGCTCGCTCATCAGCTTTAGCGGCGGCTTTGGTAACATTGGCTATCTCTCGTTCGTGCTGGGTTAACACGGCATCAACCTTTCCGCGCCATCTCTCCCTTTCAATCTCGTCCATGATGACATAGCATGATGCCTGAGACAGTCTCTCAGACGAGGACAAAGGCAAGACTTTTTTCCCTTTGACACGTAAGGTGATGAGGGCTAGTCAGATGGCTGACCACGAACACGAACAATGGAACAACCGCAACAAGACCAAGTCAGGGGCCACACAAGGTCAATCATCGCATCTATATTCGCACTAGGAGTCATAGCCGCTCTAGCTGGGTCGTGGCTTCTGTATTGCGGGTTCCAGAGTGGAGAGCTACTCGTTCAAATCTCAGGCCAAGCGGTAGCAGGCCTCCTAGGCTTCCTCGGCGGTGGCAAGATGATGCAGTCGCAATTCCAAGACAGCATCAAAATTTCCAATCCTCCCAGTGACCCAGTGCAAGTAGAAGAAACCCATTAAACTATGAAACTAATCAGACTCATCATCCTAGCCCTCATGCTGCCAGCGTGCAGCACGTTGACTCCGCAACAGCAAGCGCTCCTTACTGATGCGAACAACTTGGCACAGGTAGCCGTGAACGCCGCCGCCACAATCCATCTGGGTCCCGTGGCGGGACCCGTCGCGAGCAAAGGCCTCTTCGGCTTAGCGAGCGTGGTGCAGGCCTATGTCGGAGAGAAAATCCCTAAGCAGATCGTCGTGGCCAGTCCCGGCGTCGAGGCTGTAGGTCAGGCCGTGGCTAAGCAGATAGCTCCGAACCATGTCGTGAAGCAGTCAGACGTGGACGCCGTTCTCGCAGCGGCCAAGTTAGCCGCCACCCTCAAGCCAGTTCTCACCGCAACAACTTCACACTAACGAACATGAACGAACTAATACTATTTTGGTTGCGCCTACTCTACCGCGCCGTGGTAAGAATAGATCGCAAGTTAGAGCAGGTTATCATTAACCAGCAGGACGTGGTGAAGATAGCTCAGCTAACCTCCGACCTACGCCAATCCAGTAACCGGCTAGAAGAGGCAACCAGAAAACAACAACAATAACAACAAGAAAGGATACATAGCTATGTCGAGTCCAGTTATCGGACAACTCACAAGTCAGGTTCAAAACACCATCGGTGTTGAACAAAGCGCGGCGGCACTCATCAACGGCTTCCAAGCCCGTCTGGATGAGGCCGTGTCTAAGGCGTTGGAAAACGGTGCAACGGCGGATGAACTCCAGCCGCTTAGCGACCTCTCCACTGAGATGCAGAGCAACACCGACGCGCTCGCCGCAGCGGTGGCGGCTAACCAAGGTGGCGGAACCACGGGAACCGCTACTAGCTAAGCGTTAATTACAACCCGTTCCAGTTGGGGCGCGTCATCGGTCTAAGTCAGGGAGAGACTTCCGGTGGCGCGCTTCTTCTTTTTATATGGATAAGATTAAGCAGATACAATCATTGCTAGGCGTGACCGTGGATGGCGTCTGGGGACCTAAGAGTCAAGCCGCCCTCGACGCCGCCAAGGCCGAAGAGGTAGCCGCGCCGAGGTGGCCATTTACGGCTGCATTCGTTGGGGATGACATAGTCGTGGAGAATGTAGTCATCACTTGCTTTGGAGGCTGGGGAACTGGCATCAATGACCCTCAGGATAAAGGAGAGACCGCGAGCGGAGTTAACACTCGCACCTCCAAGGTAGTAGGAGTCAGCATACCTATGGATGGCCGCGAGTTTAACGGACTATCCTTAGCAGTCCACCGCGCCTTAGATGGGTGCCCTATCCCTAGACTCAGGAACTCACTAGGCCTGACTGCATGGCGCACGCCGGTCGAGGTAAAGATAAATGGAAAGGTCTGGGTCCCGCCAGACGG